ATGAAGTTGAATATCCTATTCCTGGATTATTAATTTTTACATCTACAATTTTACCATTTTCAATAATTGGTCTTAATTTTGCTCCATTACCAACTCCAGTAGGATCTATTACAATTAAATCTGGATCTGTATAGTATTCTCTACCACCATATTGCAAATTAATAGAATTAATTCTACCATTAACTATAATCGGATGAAGATTTGCACCTATACCATTTGTTAAACTTATTACAGGTTTCTTTTCAAAATTTATAATTGTTGATCCATATCCAGTACCAGATTCATACAAATAAGCATCAATTATACTTCCTCTAACTAGAGGAGTTATTGTGATAGAAGTTGATCCAGATCCAACACTTACAAACTCAGCATATCCTGTAATATCTGGATATTTAAATTGTTGATATCCAGTTCCAGTACTACCTAATGAAACATATTTTTTTCTACTATAAAAAGAAGTATTAGTTCCACCAATACCAGCATCACATAATCTAAATGAATTTTTATCTATATTAAGAATATGATATCTATGAGTTGTTGCTAACCCAGTAATACTTTGAGGTTGAGTAGTACCAAGTCCTACTGTAGGTGAATATTCAACAATTTCACCATCTTTAAATCCATGATTATTAAATGTAACTTTATCGTATAATGTTGATATTCCTATAGGATTAACTAATAATTTACGATTTGTATAGTTTTTACCAGAATTTATTATATTAACTGCAGATAATGTATTTTTTGGACCTACTTTAAATTTATGAAAACCTGAATTATTAGCACCAGTAAAATCTACAGTGTTTATACCTGAAGAATAATCTGAAGATGAATTAAATAATTTAATTGTTCTATTATTAATTTTCTTTGCAAAATATATTCCATTATTTAATAATACTGTATTTCCAATACCAATTCCAGTATTAAAATCAGAATCATATATTACTTCCTGCCCATCAACAAAACCATGGTCTGTTTGGAATAAAACAGTATTTAATGCTGTATTAATTCCACCACCAACACTAGATTGCCTTCCATCAAATACAACTTCTCTATATCTTTTAGTAAGAATAGGTTTCAGTATACATCCAGTTCCATTTCCACCAGTAACACCAATAGAAATAATTCTATCAATATCAAAATCTTGAGAATCAACAAAAATATCCTTAATAGATCCACTTATAACTGGTTGTACTAAAGCAGTAGTTCCAGATCCACTAATAGGTGTTGAATTTGAAATAGTTAATTTTGGTAGATTAATTACATCAAAATTTTCACCACCATTTAAAACATCAATACGATCTAATGGACCATAATATATTTTATCTCTTGATTTATAATTAGATATTTCTACACCATTAATCATCATGCCAATTCCACCAGGATTGGTCGTATCACCTATTCCATTAGAAAGATTTGAATTTATTGGAAATTTTTTAAATAATTTTTGATCACCAATTAATTCGGATTTATGTGATAGTAAAGTAAAATTATGAACATCATCATTAGTTTTTGCTTTAGTAAATGTTATAAATCTATCTGTTCCACCAATACCAGAATTACTTGCATATAATTTAATTTTAGATGATGATAATCTTTGAATAGAATAAATTCCTGTATCCAACCCAACTAAAGATGCTCCAGTTGGTTGATAAAAAACTTGATCTCCAGTAATAAAGGGAATATCATTAGGAAATACAATAGAAGAAAATGTTTCTTCAGAAGTTATATCGGTTATAATTCCTACATTATTTGAAAGATCGATAGAGGTTTTTTTAATCGGAGTATCTACTTTCTTCAAATATGTAAAATCTTCATTTGTGCCAATATTATCATGATATGATGGTAAAGAATTGGATGCAACATATCCATATTGATTATCAAAATAAACATTTTGAATATCACTTATTAAAGAACCATTACCAAAATTAATCTGTGCAGATGATGAAGATGCATTTGCCTTATTGAGTTTTCTTCTTAAACTATATTCTAATTGTGGATTATGAACAAAATTAAAATTGCTTAAAGATATGGTTGTAGATTGATTTTCTATATCTTCCGAAACATATGGTACATCATTAGAACTTAAAGGATATTCTAATTGACCAGTAATAGAATTTATAATTTCTATTCTATCACCATATTTTAAACTTGATCTATCAATTGGACTATAAACTGTTAATGTTCCTTCATTATCTTCACCTTCAAAAGATTTTATATTATATGTTGAACTTGTATTATAAATCCATGAATTAGCAAATATTTGTTTTCTAGTTTTTTCTAATTTGTTTATTGGATTTAAAACTTTATCACCAATATTTTTTATGGATATTAAATCATCTTCAGCAATATCAATTATTCCTTCCTGAACAAATTTTGATATTACTCCACTAAATCTTAATTTAACTTTTTTTGTTATATCACCATCTTCATATCCATAATATTCTTTATCTGATCTTAAATTATCAGATGGTGATATTTCTGCAGTTACTCCAGAGCAATTTAAAAATTGATTTATACTTTTATCAGTATAGGTTATTGTATTAATGCCAGATAAAATTGTTCCTGATGCATCAAATCCAATAGTAGAATCTACTGAAATAATACTAGATCCAATAGAAACAGTTTCAATTGATTTAGTATTTGGTACAATAACAAAATCATCTTCAAGATCACTATAATTATCATATCCAAGAAATAATGAAAATTTGAAATATTGTTTATTATTTCTTGTAAATGCTTCAACTTCAGATACAGATGCATTTATATCACTACTAAAATCAGATCCAAATAACGATTGACCCTTTAACTTAATAGGATCACCTGAAATAACTTCTGCTATAGCAATTTGCCTTCTAACATAAGATGCAGAAGAAGGTTTAATTAAATAATCTTCTAAATTTACAACGGTTGGAGTGTGATTATATAAAACATTAAAAAGAATTCTAAAAGATTCATCAGTTCCTTTAGTTTGATAAAGAGATCTTGCCTCTTTAATAAAATTACCAACATTCAATCCTGAATGAAAACTGCTATTTTCTAATCCTGGAGTAAATGTATATTTAATTTTTTTATAAAATTCCTGTAGAAATAAAGAACTTAAATTTTGTAATTTTACACCAGACGTATGAATATCTGAAGTACTATCACTAAAAATTAATTCTTCATAATTTAAATCTTGATGATAACTGGTAATTCCACTAAATCCACGAATACATCCAGTAAATGAATTTGTAGTTATACCAGTGTAAGTAACAACTTCATTATCAATTTTAAATAATCCATACTTATTTGGAAAACCTTTTGTGGTTGAAACCTGAATAGTTTCATCTGTAGAACTTACATTTGTAGTAAGAGTAGTAAATCCAACAATAACATCTGGAGTTAAATTATCAACATTTAAATATTGATCAAGATTATCAGTTAGATCAATTGGTCCACCTTGAAATTCTTGAGAAATATAGTACTGTTGAAGAAATTCAGAGGTTAAAGGACTTTCTTCCAAAATAAATTTTGGAAGTTGATTTGGAAGTATATCCTGTAATTTTATTCTTCTATCAATTCCTGTTTCTATCATATTATTCTCTTATTAATTTACCATTAGAATAACTTGAAGTATAGTAATCTCTGTTAAACTTAACACCTGAAATTTCATCTCCAGAAGCAATTACATCTCTTACCATATTTATTGTACTTTTAGAAACACTAAATGATAGGTATAAATCCTTCAATCCCACAACATCATTGGATTCTGGAAAAGCTTGTATCTCGATAATGTCATTTGGTTTGATTGTAGATAAAATATTAACTGTATTTAATATTACCTCACCCTTTTCATAATCAACCATTCCTGCAGAAGCAGATACAACTATAACACTATCATCAACAGTAGATTGTTTAACTATTGATAAAACCCCTGTCTTACGATCATCATTAGGAACATCAGTCAAATAAACAACAGAAGCTTCACCATATATGGTAAATCCTGTGGACTTTATATTGTACCCCTGGGGATCTACATGGAACTTATTACCAAAACATAGTTCATACTGTGCAGATTGGTTTAGAGATGCCCTCAAATCCCTTCTGACCCTCACCTTTGTTATATTTGATGTAATACCACGATCAGTATCATCAATAATTTGAAGTACCTTACTATATTTAAATCTACCTCCAAATTTATTCATTTCAACAGATTTTGAATATGTAGAAAGTGTTGATATTACAGAAGTTCTCAATGTATCAAATGATGAAACGAAAGAATCATTATAATAAACACTAGTATCTATTTCCACATATAATATTTTCAAATCTGTTATTTTCTGCTTTATTCCAGATACAGTATATTTTTTCAATTGTGAAATAATTAAGTCTTTAGAAAAATCAGAAACATATGATCCATTTTTTGGTTTAATGCTAATACTAACAGTTCCAAATTCTGGAGGATCCAATTCTTCACCACCAACAACAGAAACTGATTCTGTATTTGGATAGATTTTTTTAACAATAGCCTGATAATCTCTTGGTGTTACTGCTCTATTTTGTGAAGAATATTTTAATGGTGAATAATATTTGATAGAATCTAGTGTTTCCGTATTGGATCCATTTTGGGCTGATT